CAATAGTTGTTCACGTGCAGTAGACATTTCGAGATTAGATGTATTTTTCATAATTGAATTGTGTGGTTACACTATAGGGGACGTTTGGAGGTGAGGCATTATGTGTTGCGACGAATGAGCCACCACACAATACCAATGACAACCAATGCAGGGATGACAACATACCAATAGGCTATGGCCAGACAGATCACAATCAAGCCCAATAAGGCCATGGGGTCCATACTAGACTCAGAGCCATTGTTATCATAGCTGGACTGATGTGTGCCACTAGAGTACACTTGAGTCGGCTGAGATGATGACTTGATTCTTTCCTCTTGCTGTCTAAATCTCTCGTTCTGTTCCTCATTCATCCGCTTACGATCAGCTTCACGTTGATTGTGTGCCTCACGGCGACCAATGTCATAATTGTCAACTAATCGTGCGGCTTTGATATTAGCACCAGGATATCTTGCCCTGGCGACATCAAGAGCTGCGTTACCACTGTTGACACCATCGATTAGAATCTCTTGCGACCGATATTGACGGTCGCCATAGATTTGGAGTTTGTAAGTAGGCATGATCAGACAGAATACTCAGGATAAGTGACGTAAATTGAAGTGCCACATTCTGGTTCAATAGGACCCCACTTGTAGCAATCTTCGGAAGACTTATAAACTGCTAACTTACTGGTCAATCTGTTATCAACATCACCTTCGCCATTGAGAATAGTTGTCTCAACGTAAGGATAACCCTCTTGGTCGATCATGTCAACAATCCATGCATACATGGTAGTTTTATTGTCAAACATCTTGGCGGTTGTGATATCACCACCTGCGATTGCAAGATAGGCACCTGAAAACTCAGGATTCATTTGGGCGAAAGTGAAATTCATAGTCATAGCGATGTGGTTACACTATAGGAGACGTTTAGAGGTGAGGCATTATGTAGCCCGACAAAGTGGCCTTACTTTGTAACAAGGTAACCACACAAACATGTTACAAATGCCACGAACATGGGCCTTACAGAGTGTTGTAACCACCACAGAAATTACACTCATGCCCATTGATCAGAAAGGATTAGTCCAGCTCTTATGTTGTCTCTTGGTGATTTTACCGTCTTTCAGAAGACCATCAACGCACTGAAGGAATAAGTGCCATTTGATATCGCGAGTGAACTCGATGTCATTGTCAGCACAATATTGCATTGTGACTTCTTTAACAACGGCTTGAACTTGTGTTTTAGTCATGGCTGAGAATAGATGTCTAGGAGTTGACGACGAGCTTGATAAGCTTGATGTTGTGAATTAAATGTGGCGATCTTGGTGAGGTCATCTCTCCAATAGAGAGCCCATTTGTGTGACCCTATCACACCTTTGGCGATGATAGGGTTATCAATACCGAGAGGATAAGTCATATCAACCGCCAAACATTTCTTCAAACAATGGTGTGTCGCGGTTCTCGCGATCATACATTTCATTGACCAACCAAATGTTGTCTTTGATACATTGAATTTCCATTTGCTTCTTGTGAAGCTCTTGTCTGAGATCGTAGAGTTGGCGGTTGCGTTCTAGTAGAGTCATAGCTTTGTGTGGTTACACAATAGGGGACGTTTGGAGGTGAGGCATTCTATTTGAGCTCAATTCTGTCCATCAATACCATTCCGAGGTCAAAGAACAGATCTTGATCACAATTACCAAGCTTCTTCTCGATAGCGTCACCAATTAGTTCTTGCATAACGTCACAATACTTGTCATTCATGTAGATTTCCTCGATGATGTCCTCTTTGAGAGCATCAGCCAGACGTGAAACAGTGGTTGCAGAGAGAGGCATATCAGTTTGAGAGTAAGTTGATGATGGTGATGAATAGTGCGCCACAAGTGACATAATAAAGGAAGCGAATTAGATTAAACATCAACGGCGATAGAGAAATGAACCGTAAGGGTCGCAGATATCAGGGTTCTCGACTAAACCTTCGAGCGAGAATCTTATACCTTTGGCTGGTGCTTTCCATGACGCTGCCTTATACACAGCACCGTCTTTTTTGTCGATGAACATAACACAACTGCGACCACGGTTTCTCTCACCGTTGACAGTGTAAAATGACATGACTTTGATATACTTACGGCCAACTTCGTATTCCCACTGATTAGTGATAGCACGATTAGATTCGATTGATTCTACCTTCCAGCGATCATTAAGTATCTCAAGCAGACACTCGGTCAGATACTCAGTTTTAGCAGCAATAGTTGTCATGATGTGGTGATGATTGTAATACTGTGGACGTTTAGAGGTGAGGCATTATGTGGCTTGTGCCAGGAGTACACTTGGGAAGTATTGCGTCAAGTCACTATCAACAATGTGATGTGATGCGTCCTTGAACTTGACACGATCTGTTTTGTGCAGAAATACCATTTCACCAACACCAATATCTTTGTAATCATATGGCGAACGCTTTCTAATGGCTGAGAACAATTCATTCTCATGGCGTGTTGATACTACCACGCGTGAGAGTTTATCAATGTCTGCCAGGAAGTTATTGACAAGATCATACTTTACATCTTTCTTAAACTGTTCATAATGATACTTGAATATGAACTTTGATCCACTACGAACACCACCAAAGTGTTCTTTGGTAATACTATCACCGCCTGTGACCTTGAGATCAAGAACCTGGCTCAATGTCTTGTCTGGGTGTTGACTCCACTTGAGAAATGCTTTAGGTGTGAGAAGACTGGCAGTTTCTACAATTTTAGTTGAACTACCCCAGCAAATAGCACCAGATAGATCCTCAACACACTTGAACATTGTCTCTTCAGTGTACAGATCACGCTGACCAGCACTGAGAGACATAATCAAATGAATTTGATTGATAAGGTGAGACTTAGCGGTTGCCATTTGGTGGTTGTGGTTAATACTAGGGACGTTTAGAGGTGAGGCGTTCTGAAGCACGGCGATTAACTGCTGCAACTTCAACACAACTGTGTGTAGTCTGTGTCTGTTGATATACCCACACGATCCTGCGGGTGTCAACGTCAGATGCCATGTTGTAAATCATTCTTCCGCCTTGTTGATAGGATTAGCATAGTACTCGTTATCAGTGGTGACATCGGTAAAGTATTTCTCTGTATCATGAAATACAAGATACAAAGTCTCATCGTTGTCTTCTACGTTCCACTCACCATGCAGAGCCAAAATGTTTCTGGCGTGTTTCATCCTCTTCTTACTATCGGGCTTAGCCGATTTGTATTTTTGACTCATCTCGTTTAGGCGAGATTGATATTGATCAACGATTTGCTCTGAGATATACTCAGCGCGTTCGTGATTGTATGTAAATGTAGTGCCGTCGGTCTCAAAGACTTCGGCATTGTCTGGGTTGAATTTCATAATCAAGCCTCGGTGGTAGTGGTTGCCTTGCCTACATTACTAGGCCCAGTCCATACTAGACCGTCTTCTTTCCATTTTGAAATAAATGCCTGGCGAAGTTCCGTCAGTTCAGTGTAGCGAGATTGTTGTGATGCAGTGTATTTGAAGTTCTGCACACGCCACTGCTTACGTAGATCTTGGAGTTCACGTAGGATTTGTGATGAATTGTTCATAATAATAGCAGGGTTACAATACAATGGACGTTTGGAGGTGAGGCATTATGTCACTCGACACGCGTGATGACAATGTGATCAGGACCATTACCTTTTGCGGGACGCTTCTCTCTAGTAACTACAAAGCCTTGTTCCGCCAAACCAACAGGAACTTCTGGGCCCCTGTAGTTCTCACTATACTCATCGCATTTGATGAAAAATGACATTCCACGTTCCATGTCATGCCAAGGATATTTTTGATTACCCCTACCGCGAGGAGCATCAAACATTTCGTCAATTTGGTCTGCGGTGTAAAGTCCGAACATGATTAGCAGTTGATTACAATAAAGGTGACGTTTGGAGGTGAGGCATTCTAGTCTGTGCAGAATTCGATCAGTTTAGATCTAATGTCAGCAGCAGGAATGTCCTTGGCTACAGTGTATGCTTCCAATTCTTCTTGAATTGTGAGATCATCAAGACCATCTTCCTTCATCATACTATAAAGCTGAGATAATTCCGCCTCAGTATATGATGACGCTTTAAGAAACTTGACTAAATCCCTCTCATCGAAGATCGGGCCTGTCTCACCATCAGCAAGAGTGCCATAAGCACAATCCTGTACTACATGATGTGCTTCATGTCGCAGGGTATCAAAGTCATTGTCAGTCCAACCATGCTCCTCTAAATGAGTTGTCATGTTGTCCTGACAGACAACGAGCATAGCAGCGTAAGTGTAATACTTACCATCTGCTCCATCATTACAATGAGCACGATGATTGTAAATGGTAGTAACACCTACGTCCTGCAATGATTTCCACAATGCAAGATGATCATCTGGCTCATTTTGAGCCTTCACACTAGGTGCTAGGACTGATGCTGCAGCGAGGAGAGAAACAAAAAGTCTTTTCATTGGTTGTTTTCAAGCATGAGTGAGCGATACTGGTCAATAATAGTCTGAAGATGTTCCACTGAGATTCTAATCCCTGCGGTGGAATATCCATAGGCATAAGGATAACCTTGATCAGGATTTTCCTTGGCCTCTGTTCCAACAACAAGACAATCATTGAGGTTATCAATGACTGATTCTAGCATTGTATCAATGTTCATAGTTTGGTACTTAGCTTGAGTTTAAGTGACCTTAGAGACTGCTTACGGGACCGTAGACGACCCTTACACATTCCCTTAGTAGTCTTCTCTTTTTTAGAGTGATGTTGCCAATTGGGTGTGGTCATGGTACTGTGGACATTTAGAGGTGAGGCAGTTTATCGCTTTCTCAGTTTCTTCATCAATGTCAGAGCAGATTGTTTGTTCCGACATACTTTAACAGGCGAACCATTATGTATCACCATGAGCTGTGTTTGTGACCCAGCCATGGGAATAGCCAGGAGGTTTTCATTGTAAACAATAGGTATGGCTCCTGGTTTAGGATCAAGGATGTGTGAGTTAGTGTATTTCATCGGCGAGTCACACTGTCAAGCATCTCACCCTTCTCAAACACAATGTCAACACACTTCTGCAGTGCTTTTTGTGTAGACACACCGACATTGTTGTAGCAGGGGACACACAGCATACCATAAGTCTTGGCCTTGGAACCAACACGAATGACACGACCGACAGTCTGCAGCATCTCGATAGCATCCATGTTACGGAGGAAGATAACAGCCTCAAGTTCGGATACGTTGATACCCTCGGACAGAATAGACCTGTGAAGAACAACAAACTGTTTGTGCTGATCCTTACCCCATGCGTTCAGTGTCTCAAAGAACTCTTCACGCGTGACTTTCTTACC